CCGTATGGTTATACCAAGCGCATGAACGAATGTCAGTTCATGACTTCTGGTCTTCAGAACACCATCGGGCTTCGATTCTTTACAGTTTATGGTCCGTATGGTCGACCTGACATGGCGCTCTTTCAGTTTGCTGATGCCGCTGTGAATGGCAAGACCATTGATGTTTTCAACTTCGGAAACATGAAGCGTGACTTCACTTACGTGGATGATATTGTCTCCGGCATAAATCTAGTTGTGAATCGCATTGTAGCACTTGAAGTGCCGATGAATGAGATCTACAACATCGGCCGCGGCCGCCAGGTCAATCTCATGGACTTTATCTCTGAGGTTGAAAAGAACTTCGGTCGTGAGATTAAGAAGAATCTTGTTCCTCGCCACCCAGCAGATACTCTAGAGACATGGTCTGATACCAGTAAGCTTCAGTCACTCGGGTGGAAGCCTACAACTTCTATTCCTGCAGGTGTGGCTAAATTTGCTGAGTGGTATAAGCATTATTATGGAGTGAACTAATGCAAATTGCAATTATCGGGCATGGTTTTGTCGGGAATGCTGTAGACTATGGCTTCCCCGATAACATGTGTCAGAAGATCATCATTGATCCTAAGTATGGAAATTCAGTTGATGATCTTCTGACTCTAGATATTTCCTATGCCTTTGTCTGTGTTCCTACTCCTATGGGAGCAGACGGAAAGATTGATGCATCAATCATCAACAATGTTATTGAGAAACTCAAGCTTCATCCGAGTGCCACAATCATTATCAAGTCGACTGTGACCCCGGATATCATTGAAAATCTACTTAATATGGTTGACTCATCTGATCGGATGGTGTATAATCCAGAGTTCCTTACCGAAAAGAGTGCAAATGAGGATTTTGTCAATCCTTTCATGCATATTCTTGGTGGCAATCCTACAGCTACAGAAAAGGTAGAACATCTATATAAGTTCTATAGCATCTGTAAGCCTTGCCCGACATATCATATGACCGCAGTAGAAGCAAGTTTTGTTAAGTATGGCATTAACAGCTATCTTGCAAGTAAGGTCTTGTGGTTCAATCAGTTTTACGACGTCGTCAACAAGCATGGATCTAATTTCGGTAAGGTTGTAGGCGCTATTACGGCTGATAGCCGTGTTGGTCGCTCTCATACAACCGTTCCAGGCTTTGATGGTAAGCGTGGCTATGGTGGAGCTTGTTTCCCTAAGGATACATCTGCTTTGGCTCACTTTGCAGATGGTCTTGGTGTAGATATGACTGTGTTGAAGGAAGTCATTAGCTCCAACAACAAGTACAGGAAGCTCTACAAGAAGGATGCTCGTGAATTGGAGCAAAAAGTTACATTTAGCAATACCTTTGGAAAGGATACCGATGGATTTGAGTGATAAATATCCACAGTTGAAGGACTCCCCGTTCAAGTATAACGAGGGTAATATCCTAGACGAACTCCATGCATATATCAAAAAGTCCTATGGTAGTCACTACGGTGACCGTGTCCAAGCACAAGACCTTATAGTCTCGTCAGGACATGGGGAAGGATTCTACATGGGCAATATCATCAAGTATGCATCAAGATACGGTAAGAAGAATGGTCATAGTAAGGATGACTTAATGAAGGTCCTTCACTATACTGTACTTGCTTTGAACTACCACAACACACATTATGAAAAGGATAAGTAATGGAAATTTCTATCTCAATTGAAGAACTGCGTAAGCGTAAGCTATTTCTTGGCGTGCCCATGTACGGCGGGCAGTGTGCTGGTATGTTCACTAAGTCTGTAGCTGATTTGACTGCCATGTGTACCAATCATGGTATCAATATGCGTTCTTACTTTTTGTTTAACGAGAGTTTGATCACGCGTGCTCGAAACTATATTGTTGACGAGTTTATGCGCTCAGATGCCGATCATCTCATGTTCATCGACTCCGACATTGGCTTTGATCCTCGTGATGTTCTAGCAATGTTGGCTCTTCAGTCTGATGAGTCTGAATATGACGTCCTTGCCGGTCCTTATCCTAAGAAGTGCATCTCGTGGGAAAAGATCAAGATGGCAGTTGACAAGGGTATGGCGGATGAAGATCCCAATGTCCTTGAGCGCTATGTTGGTGACTATGTCTTCAACCCCAAGGCTGGCGCTGGTTCCATTCGAATTGATCAGCCGGTTGAAGTCTCCGAAGTCGGCACAGGCTTCATGATGACTAGGCGCTCTGCATTTGAGAAGTTCAATGAGGCATATCCTCAGTATAGCTATAAGCCGGATCATGTTCGTACCGAGCACTTTGACGGCAGCCGTGAGATTATGCAGTATTTCCAGGCTGAGATTGATCCGAAGTCGAAGCGCTATTTGTCTGAAGACTACTGGTTCTGCCAGAAGCTACAGGAAATCGATCGCAAGATTTATTACTGCCCTTGGATGAAGCTGCAGCATGTTGGCTCTTATATCTTCGGTGGCTCTCTTGTTGATCTTGCTCAGATCGGAGCACCTGCTACGGCCGACGCTTCTATGTTGAGGAAGCCAAAGAAGTAGTGTATAATGGCTTTGTACACACCCTATATGATGGAGATTTGACTTGAAGCTTTCCCCTAAGACTATTCAAATTCTGAAGAATTTTTCTACTATCAATCCGTCCATCGTGATCAAGCCAGGTAATGTCCTGGCTTCGATTGCGGCAAACAAGACTGTTCTTGCTAAGGCCACCGTGCCTGACACGTTTGATCGACAGGTGCCTATCTATGCACTAAACCGATTCCTTAGCGCTTTGTCTCTCTTCCAGGACCCAGACGTTGAGTTTGGTGATGGTGCTGCTGTAATTCGTGGTGGCAAGTCTGCCATCACTTATCACTATAGCGATCCCGCCATTATCCTGGCGCCTCCCGAGAAGGATATCAAGCTTCCTTCTGTCGAGGTCGAGTGTTTGATTACCAATAAGGCTTTTCAGGACGTGCTGAAGGCCATGAGTGTTCTGGGACTTCCGGAACTTGCTATTGTTGGTGACGGTACTGAACTTACCATTCAGGCTATTGATGTGAAGAATCCTTCGGCGGATGCATTCAGTGTCGGACTTGGTGATACTGATCGGACTTTCCGTGCTGTATTCCGAGCAGAGAACATCAAGCTGATTGATGGCGACTATCAGGTCAGGATCTCTTCGAAGGGTATCTCTCAATTTGTTGGAGTTGAGGCTACCTATTTTGTGGCGGTTGAAGCCTCTTCTACTTTCTAAGGATATACATTATGAATTTTGGTCAGGCTCTAGATGCAATTAAGCTCGGTAAGCGTGTAGCACGTAGTGGATGGAATGGGAAGAACATGTTTCTTTACCTCGTTCCAGGCTCTCAGTTTGCCGTTAATCGTGCTCCTCTTCTTGGTATCTTCCCGGAAGGAACTCAGGTCACTTATCATCCACATATTGATATGATGACTGCGCAGGGGTATGTTGTTCCCTGGCTTGCAAGTCAAGCAGATCTACTCAGCGAAGACTGGGTTCTGGTTGACTAAAAGTTGACAAACATCAGGGGAGGTGGTATAATGATACTACTTCCCCTTCTTTATAATGGAGATATGTGACATGGGTAAGACTATCAATACGTTTGTGGCCGAGCCGTTCATCAACTCGATTGGTCAGACTATTAATCCTGGCGACCGAGTTGCATACGTCACTCACGGCTATAGTGTCCATATGGGCAAGGGCTGGTTTGATGGCGTTTATAAAAATAAGAAGGGTAAGGTTGTGCTAACTCGAGTTCGTGGTATTCATGAGACTAAGACCGAGCTTACTGGCAATAAGCTGACCCACACTTATATGCATCAGAAGTATGACTTTGAAACAAGGAAATATGTGCCAGTTGAGAAGTCATATGAGTATAATGAAACTGTAACCGTTTCGGTAGAACCCTATGGAATGACAAATCTACAGAATCATCTCATGATCAAGATTGAGGGCTGAATATGCTCGAGCAATTCCTGTGGGTGGAAAAGTATCGCCCTAAGAAGATTAGTGATACTATTCTGCCGACTGAGCTTAAGACAATTTTTCAGACTTTTGTTGATCAAAAGAATATTCCTAACTTGTTGCTGTCTGGTAGTGCAGGTGTCGGCAAGACAACTGTAGCACGTGCCATGCTTGAAGAGCTTGGGTGTGACTACATTGTGATCAACGGCTCAATGAATGGCAACATCGACACCCTTCGAAATGAGATTCTCACCTTTGCATCGTCGGTCTCTCTTCAGGGTGGCCGTAAGTA